GTGAAGGCGGCATAGAGCCATATTCTCTACCAGAAAAGAAAATTGCAAACTGTGCGCCGCTTGCGAGTACCGGCTATGCCAAGCGGCTCTTCGTGTTCAGCACAAAGTGCTCATGCGCGACAAGCCGCACCCTTCTTCCTTGCAACCCTTCAGGTAGTTTGAGAATCCGGGAAAAATCGGGAAATCGCGAACCGTCGCGGCAGATCAGTGGTTTCGCGTTTCAGTGTTGGCGGGATGCGTCAAGTAGTTTGAGAATAAAAACGTGGAAAAGCGGGTTATCCACAGAAATCTTCAAGTAGTTTGAGAATCCTTTTTATGGCTGGTTATCTCTCGTAAGTGCTGTTGAATCCTAGACAAAATAGTCTTTTTTGAGTCTAATTTCAGGCCATTTCTCGCCCCTCCAGCTGCAATCCAAGTCTCATCCAAGTCTCACGCTGTTTTTGCGCCGTTCAAAACCCATTCACGACCGCTTCCAGAGCGGCGAATCACGCAGTTGAGAAAACCTAAAATGGCCTGTGGATAAAAAAATCCAAGTCTCACGATTTTGGAGGGTTTTCGCGGCGCGATTTTTACCCATCAAGAATCGTGCCTAAAATTCACTTTTTGTAAGGCTGGAGAGTGCGGATGAGTTTGTCGACGAGGGGGGAGATCGGATGGACGCCCATCTCCCAGCGGTTGACGGTATTGCGGGAGACGCCGAGCTGATCGGCGAGGGACTGTTGGGAGAGCCCGAGTGTGGCGCGGATGGATTTGAGTTGGTCGGGGGTCATTGGGTGATTTTTTTCGCGACGGCCTCGATCGGCTTGCGTGGCCGCGCCGGCAGATCGGCGAGGATCAGCTCTAATAGCTCCCTCGCCTGCTCGACCTGCCGGGATTTGAAATTGCGCCGGGAGGCGCGCAGTAGGGCCACGGCCTCCCGGATCGCGTACATCATGATCGGCTCTTGCATTTGTCGTTCTCTCGGCTCATAACTCCTCTGCTGACGCGGCCCCAACCATTCATCGTCCCATCCGCGTGCATGGGGGATGCGCACGCGATCAATAATAGACGGGCAATATCTCTATTGCCGGCACACTGTACCCGCCCTCGACTCGTGCCGGGATCATATGCGCGTCCCGGTGCTGTGCGGCCTCATCTCTCGTGGCACAGATTGGCCCCATCGGCAGGCAACTCATAGCCATTGAGCCGTCCCCAATCGGATGTGCCACGGCGCGATACCCTATTTCACGCCCGGAGGCGTCGCGTACCACTGTGATCGACGTGCGTGCCTCGATCTTTTCCATCTGGATCTCCTCGCCCGAGTGGTGGAGAGCCGCCCCGTCGGGCTCGCTGGGCTGGCTCTGTCGCTCAATCATCATGATGTCATGATATGATACGCGGCGTATCAATGTCAAGAAAGAAATAATAGCCTATAAATAGGCGTTTTATAGGGGATTATTCTGGCTGAATCGGCGTGATGACGGCGGTGCACCAGGCGGATTTCGTCCCGCCGCCGTAGGGGCGGGCCAGTCCGGCGGCTTGCAGCGCGTCGGCTAGGTCGGCCCCGTCGACCGTGATGATAGACAATACGCGGAAATACTTATCACGGGCTACTGGAGTAATCTCGACACGTTGCGCATCGAGCAACCGGTCGCGCACGTAGGCGCGGGCGCGCAGGGCCAGGACCTTTTCGCGGGCGCAGTGCCCCTTGATTTCGGGCGTGTCGATGCCGGCCAGGCGGATCGGCAGCCGGTCGCCGAACAGACTTGGGAGTGAGGGGATACTAATGGTGCAGGTGTCGCCGTCATAGCAGCCGTGGATGGTGGCCGGACCGTAGGGCGTCGTCGCCGGTGGGAACTGGGCGCAGGCCGCCGTCGGGAGCAGGATCAGGAGGCAGCTATATAATAGGTGGCGAGGCAGCATGATTATCGACTGAACGCCAGGCATTCAACCGCACGGTCTACCGTCGTAAGCATATCCCGGCGAGGTACGTGTCTGGGCCTCACGGCAGCTGCATCACAGTGACGGTCCAGTCACCTGATGATGTAATCCGCAGATAGTAGGATCCGCCGGTCGGATGAAACGTGCTCCCCTTCCCCGGCTTGTGTTGGGCGGCCAATTGCTGGACCGCTGCGCCTTTCGCATCCATGAGCCAGACGATCAGGCCCTCGCTGGAGTCCCATTGCAGCTCCCAGCGATCACCGACCGTAAATGGTTTGAGGCTGCGTGTGCCGCTGGCCGATTCCGTGAGAATAGGCGGTTGGTCGGCGGCGAAGAGCGCCAATGGAGAAAGACAGAGGCACGAGACAAGCACCAGGAGGCCGATCCGCGTCACATTCTCCCCTCCTACTCCCGATAGAGGATTTCGAGTGTGCCATCTTTGAACAAGCGTACACCCTTGATACGCCGAGTCCGGCTCGCTGTCAAGCCGCGCGATTCTTTCACCGTCTCCAGAATATCGACCGTCGAGACGAGATTCTCCGAGAGATCCCGGTCTCCCAAGGCCAGCAGCTGCCCCACCCGCCACAACACCGCCCATTCCTCGCTCCGCAACTGACAGACCGTTTCAAGGAAGGGAAACGTCGGCACGACAAGCTACTCCTTCGTGGTCGAGCGGTCCTTTTTCGTGCGCGCCACGACGGCATCTTCAATGATTTTTAGCTGGCCGATCAAGTGCGTTTTGATTTGGGTGTCGCCGTGCAGCAGCGCCTGAATCAGCCGGTGCACGGTCGCTCTCCCCTCCTCGTCCAGCCCGGAGAGTTCCGCACGCTGATCCACGTCGATCTGGTACTGCGCTGCCGCCTCGGAGACCGTCACCGCCTGAATGAGTGAGGCCGCATCTTGCACCGTGTGCACCAGGCGGAGGCGCTGATCGGGGCTCGTCACGAGACGCTCGATCTCCGCCTGCAGTTGCCACAAATGATCCGTCACCGCCGCTGCATCCTTCAGTAGTTCTACATATTGCCTCGGCTCGGCGCCGTCGCGCAGCCACTCCACGCGAAAGCCCGTCAGCACCGCGACCTTATAAATCCAGAGGTCCGGAACTTGGTGCTTGCGAATGGCCGCATTGATCGCCGGCGGGGAGATATCGAGAAAACGGGCGATGTCGGCCAGTGTGGGTGATCCAGTGGCCACACCTAATCGATCAATGATATTGCGGGCTTGCGTAGACAATGAAATTAACTACATTTCACGCTTGACAACGAATGAACTTTAGTTCATATAGGCGTTATGAATAGCAACAAGGTGCGCAACAGCGAGAGCAACACCAAGCGCAACGGACGCCGCAACATGTCGAGCAACAAGAGTCTGCCGCTACCGTGTGGCAATCGTGTGCGGCTCATCCTCCTTCGCCGAGGGCTGACCTACGCTGAGGTCGCCAGGAAGCTCGGCGTGTCCAATCGATCCAGTATTGCCCGCGTTGTATACGGGCACTATCGAGTCCCGGAGATCCGCGAAGGAATCGCCAAGCTGGTCAATATGCCGGTTGAGGCCCTGTGGCCTGAGCGGCACGCATCCTAGGAGATGTATGGTGATCGGGCACATCACCCAGTATTCATGCGGCCTTTCGCCGCGTTTCACACGACCCGCTGCACGCAAAAACACCACGGGCGTCCTGCGTACAGGCGCTCGCCGTGGGCGGAGACCGGGGGGCGTCGCATGTGCCCACATGCGCCCCCCGCTCTCTTCGTCTCGTCGGGGTCCGATTGTAGGCGATTCTGCGTATCGAGGCAACCGGTCTTTTTCCATGCTCCCATACTACGCACGCTCCCGAAAGGCCCTCAATGTCTAAGGTGAAAAAAGGTCAGACAGCCCCCTGTCCGGAACCGTCCGCCTGGCTCACACCGGCACTGCCCAACGGCAATGACGAGGGCCGTCTCGCCGGACTCATCCATGCCATCCGCGCCGCAATGGCGGCCGGCATCAAGCGCAGTCCGCTCTCGCGCTGGCAACTCTCCGGCAAAATGAGCGAGCTGCTCCACCGAGACATCAGCAAAGACATGCTCGACAAATACACGAGCGACAGCGCGGAGGCGCACCGGCCGCCCGCCGACACGCTCGCGGCGTTTTGTCTGGCCACCAATGCCATCGACGCCCTCGATGTCCTGGCCGAAGCGGTCGGCTGCGTGCTGATGCCGATTTACCCCGGCGCGACCGGGGATCTCTCGGGCGATCTCCGCTCAGGCCTCCTGCGGATCACCGGCGAGCTGGGTGAGGCCGCCACGGCCTTGGAAGAATCGCTGCATGACGGCGTGTTGACCGCGAAAGAATCGCAACGTATCCGCCGCGAACTGCGCGACGTGATGCAGCGGGCCGCCGCCGTGTCCGCCCTGCTCGCGAGGCATGAACGCGCATGACCGACGACCGCTATCTGACGATTGAAGAGGCGCTGCGCTGGACCGCCTGGTCCCGGCCGACCCTCTATCGTCGCATGGCGCACGGTGAGGTGGCCGTGCGCCCCAGCGCGCAGGCGAGCATCAATGGCAAGCCCGTCTCCGAAATCCTGCTCACCTCCTTACCGCAAGACGCGCAGATCAAGTACTGGGCCGCGCAGCAGGCCCCCGTCCCGGTCGAAGTCGCCCCACTTAATCTCGCCGAGGTGCCCGAGAGCGCCCGCGCCGAGACCATGCAGCGGGTCGAGCTCGTCCATCGCGCCCTCGGCCTGTGCGACGGCGCCGAGCGGAATCCGCAGGGCTTCGCCATGCTGGCGATCGAGGCGAATGTCTCGCTGCCGACGCTGTACCGCTGGATCAAGGCCTATCGTGAGCGCGGCGTCGCGGGAGTGGTCCCGCAATACGGGAAAAATAGGGGGCGATTCCTCGCGCTGCCCGACGCCATCCAAGCGATCGCGCAGCAGGAATACCTCAGGCCTGAACGGCCCAGCATCACCGACGTGCACCGCACCGTCTGGGCCATCTGCGACGAGGCGCGCATCCCGCAACCCTCCGTCGCGACGCTCAATCGATTTCTCCGGACCATTCCGCGCCCGCTCGTCATCGCGCAGCGACTGGGCCCCAAGGCCTACCGCGCCCAGGCCGAGCCCAAGATCCGGCGCGACTATGCCGATCTCGCCGTCGGCGAGATGTGGGTGGGGGATCATCGCGAGATGGATGTGTTTATCCAGGGCCCGGTCGATGCCAGCGGCAAGCGCAAAGTGTTTCGCCCCTGGCTCACCGCCTGGCTCGATCTGCGCTCCCGCACCTGTGTCGGCTGGCATGTCGATCTGGTGCCGAACAGCCACACCATCGCGCTGGCACTCCGCGCGGGCATCCTCCGCTTCGGGCTCCCGCAACGGCTCTACATGGACAACGGCAAGGACTACACCGCCAACTTCTGGGGTGGCAAATCGCTGCGCAGCCGGCACGTCGAGGTCGATACCGATACCCGCACCGTCCTCGCGCAGCTGCAGATTTCTGTCTCGCATGCACAACCGTACACCCCCTGGGCAAAAGCGATTGAAAGTTGGTTCGGCCACACGTTCCCGGTCTGGGAGCGCACGCTCAAGGGCTGGTGCGGGCGCGACAATAAAGAGCGCCCCGAAAAACTCGCCGGCGAAATCGCGGGCGGGCAATTGCTCTCGCTCGACGACTTCCGCGCCCAGCTCGCCGAGCGCATCGAACGCTACCACGACACCCAACACAGCGGCATCGAGGGGACCCCGCGCGCCCAGTGGCAGGGTGTTGAGAAGAAGATTCCCGACCCGCGCGCGCTGGATGTGGTGCTCATGAAGCACAGGCCCGCGAAGGTCTACCAGGACGGCATCCGCGTCTTCGGTCTGCGCTACTGGCACGAGGCGCTCATTCCGCTGCTGGGCCGCACTATCGAGATCCGGTACGACCCGGCGAACATCGGCGCCCTCGTCTGTTTCAGCGACCGGAACTTTGTCTGCGAAGCGCGGCAGGATCAGGCCTTCTCGATGCAGCTCACCGAACAGGAGCGGCACGAGCTCGTCAAGCGCCGCAAGGCCGCCCGAAAGATCCTCACCGACTACCGCGAGACGCAGACCATCGCCCTCGATCAGGAGCAGGCGCTGGATCTCGTCGTCAACGACATCCGCCGGTCGAAAGTGTATGTGCTGAAATCCACCCCCACGGCCGGGCCGCCGACACCAGAGCCGGGCGGAGGGGTCGTCCCGACCATTCTCGGCACCGAACGCGCCGCTGCCGCCAGGGCCTTGCAAGGGCCAGCGGCCCCCCTGCGCCCGACGGGATCACGGACCGGCCTCCGCCCGTCTGGTGCAGACCAGGGCGAACCAGACCACGACGCCATCATGGACCAATTGTTGAACGGATAACCCTATGCCAGGACTCTTTCCGCCCCATCTCGAACTCATCCGCGAACGGCTCATCAAGCTCGTCGAGAAACGCGAGGCGAAAGGCCGCCCGCTCAGTCTCAAGCAGATCGGTATGGGCATCGACTACAGCCCCGGCGCGATCAGCAATTTCCTGCACCGGAAAGACATCGGCAACGTCGAAGAAATCGGCGCCCGCATCAAGACCTATCTCGACCGCGAAGAAACCAAAGAAACGGCCGGGCTGCTCCATGTGCCGTTTGTGGAAACGCGGCAGGCGAAAAAGGTCCTGCAGGCTGTGCAGTTCGCGCAGCAATACGGGCGGCTCGTGGCGCTCATTGGCGGGCCGGGTCTCGGCAAAACGCGCAGTATTCAGCAGGCGTTAGAGGCCGATAAAACGGCCATTTTGATTCAGGCCAGCGGCATCATGGGCCCATCCGGTGTGCTGCAGGATCTCTGTGACGCCATCGGCGAAAGCTCTACCGGCAAACTCGTCGCCTGCCTCAAGCGCATCCGCGCGCGGCTCTCCGGCAGCGGCCGCTGCATCATCGTCGACGACGCGCATTGCCTCTCCTACAAAGCCCTCGACGTGCTGCGAACCATTTACGACCAGACCGGCTGCGGCGTGGTCCTCGCCGGGATCAAGGGCCTCAAGCGCCTGCTCACCGGCACGAGCGAAGAATATGAGCAGCTCGCCTCCCGCGTCTCCGGCCGCATTTTCGAATTGCCGGAATTCAACGAGGCCGATCTCGCGTTGCTGTTAGAAGCCATCGTCCACCCGAGCGACCACGAGGCGGTGATGGAATTGCTCGGCGCCGATCCACGCACGGCCGGGTCTCCCAGACGCGCCTGCAACGTGCTGGAGGTGGCGGGCCGCCTCGCCGAATCCGATCGCAGCAGCGACGGCAAAATCAAAGTGAAGCACCTGCGTGACGCCATGAAGGTGGCGGCGTGAGGGCGGCGGCGTCCGATACGTCGCTCCGGCTCGCGGATCGCGCGGCCGCAGACGGCCCTCGATCGACGCGCGCAGTGCGCGGCGCATCAGTCGCCACCGCCCAGGGAAAAGAGACGAGGGAGTGGGGAGTGTGACGAGGCTCGAACGACAACTGGCCGAGACGTTCAAGGCCGCGCGGTGGTTCCGCACGGAGGGGCAACCGAGTTGCCCCGGCTGTTACGACGGCCGGGACCTCGATTCGCCCACGCCGATCGACGGGCAGCCAGGCTTGTCCCGCTATCACTGCCGGGCCTGCGACCGGACGTTTTCCGATCTGAGCGACACGCCGTTTCGGTCCAACAAGCGGTCGATGCTGTGGTGGGCGCATCTGCTGTTGGGCGGCGACGCGCAAGCGGTGACCCACGCCAAGCTGGGAGCCTCGCAGACACGCCGCATTCTGGCCGCGGCGCCGGTCGCCGGCCGCTGGGCCGTGGCGCTCGCGCAGGCCGGAATCGACGTGACGGTGTTGCGGCGAGCCATCGATCAGCAGCAGCGGGCTGCAGGCAGCGTCCCAGTGCGGCAACCACGAGGGAGAGGAGCGAGACGATGAACCGAACACGCGAGCAGATTCTCTACGGGCACGATCGGTACATCTGCCAGGGCTGCGGCCACCGGACCGATGCGCTCTATTGCATCGTCTCCCCGAGTGGTGCGACGGCGTTCCGTTGCCGACTGTGCAAAGACCGGCGCAATGACGTGATCCGGCAGCGGCTGCCGCTGATCAAGGAGGGGGTGCAATGCCTACGCTAAATGCTCCGTGGGATGTGGTGTTGATCGGCGCACTGGTCGCCATCGTGGGGCTGGGGCTCTTGGCGGTGTGGGCGCTCTGCCGCGCGGCGGCACGGGCCGACCGCGCAATGGAAAGGATGCATCGTGAACACGTGGACTGATGCGGAACAGATGCTGCGCGAGGTGGGGCTGGCGGAGATTCGCCGCGCCCGCCTCGAAGGCAAGATGAACGAAGAGCTCTCCGCCGTGAAGGCGCGCTACGCCGAGCGGCTGGCCGAGATCGATCGCGACCTGGAGCGCGCGGGCGGCCTCCTGGAACAGTTCTGCGACGCGCATCGCGCCGAGATGCAGCCCGCCAGCAACAAAACCGATGCCGGGCTCGTCTGGAAATGCACGTTCGGCAAATTGGCGTTTCGCAAATGTCCGCCGTCCATCGAGTTCACGGTGAAAAAGATCGACAAAGTCGTCGCCGCCCTGAAGGCGAAGCGGCTCACCAACTGCATCCGCACCGTGGAAGAGCCGAACAAAGATGTGTTGCTCGGGCTCGATGACGCCACGCTCGCCGCCGTGCGCTGCAAGAAAAAACCAAGCGAGAAGTTCGAGGTCAAGCCCGACTACGACGAGATCGTCAGAAAGGATCAGCCATGCTGAAGCCGTCCGCCGTCGCCCTCATGACCCTGGCCCTGCTCACGGGCTGCAACAGTCAGAACATCTATCGCGTGGGCAATGTCCAGTACGAAACCGCGCACATGCCGAGCTGGTTCGCCACCACGGTCAGCGGCGTCAACCATTGCGACTACCGGATGGAGGTCGACGAGGCCGGGAACTGTGTGCCCGACCATGTGACCTATGCCTATGCGTCCGGCATCGTCCCGAGTTTCCTGGGTCCGGCGCTCACCGCCGGGGCCATCGCCTATGCGGGCCATGAAATCGGCGCGGGCGCGGCCCAATCCGGCAACAGCAACAACCTGAACGCGAATCAATCCGTCACGCAGCCGGGCCCCTGGCGCGGCGGCTATCGGCACTGAGGAGCACGACCATGTCCAGCCCGATCATGAGTTTCGAGATGCGCCTGGCGCTCCTCACCTTCAACGGCGTGCAGGCCTGGCAGGGGGCGCGGGACCTGGCGCTGTACACCGATGCCGTCACCGGCTCCACGTTCGCGATTGAGCCCGGCCACACCATCGGCCAGGGCCTCGCGGCCTTCATCGTCCGCTGGACTGCGTTGAGCGAACCCGAGCGCGCGCAGGCGCAAGAGCCGGCCCTCGCCCTCGGCGAACGGGGGGAGGCATGACCTGGTTCCAGCCGACCGCGACCGTCTCGCCCTGGGTGGGCCTGCTCGCGCCCTGGGCCGGGCAATGGGTCGTCGTCAACCTGCGTGGCACGGGCTGCTGCTTGCAGCTCACGGGGCGGCTCCGGCTCGCGGCCGATGGCCTGCACGTCTGGAACACGCAGGGCGAGACCCTCGTCCGCTGGGACGATGTGCTCTGTGTCACCCAGGTGAGTCCGCAGGAACAAGACCGGCTTATGTTCGACGCCATGACGCGCGCCACGGATGGCAACCCCGCATGAGAGCGCTCACCATTCGACAGCCCTACGCCACGCTGATCATGCAGGGCGTCAAGCAATTCGAGACGCGCAGCTGGCGCACGGCCTATCGCGGCCCCCTCGTGATTCATGCCGCTGCCAACGGCGCCCGCATCTATGGCGATCAGTTGCGCCGCCTGGAAAAGCGCCTGGGCCTCATGCCTACCGCGCTGATGGGACTCGACTATCCGTGCAGTGCGGTGCTGGGCGTGGTGGAGCTGGTGGAATGTCTCCCGATCAGCCCGCGCCTCATCGACGCCCTGACGCCACGCGAGAGGTGGCTGGGCTGGTACCGCGACGGCGGGTATGTCTGGGACCTCGCCCGCGCCGGCCGGGTCCGGTTCGCTGAGCCGATTCCCTGCGCAGGCAGGCTGGGCCTCTGGACGCTGCCGGACGATCTGGCCGCTCGCATCGACAAGGAGCTGCACCCATGATTCGAGAGGCGCTGGACTGGTTCGATCACGCGGGATGGTGGGCCGATGCGTTGATGCTCGGCGGGATGGCCCTCGTGGTGACGGTGTGTCTGTATACGAGGAGGCGGCGGTGATGGCCGACGCACAGCTCCCTCCATCCGATCTGGAATCCCGCGTGCTCGAGGTACTGCGGGAACATCGCGGCCGGCAGGCCGCCATCGGCAAGGCGGAACTCTCGGCCCAGATCGGCTGCTGCGAGCGCACCGTGCGCGACACAATCAAGCATCTCATCGAGGAGCATCACGAACCCATCGGCAGTTGCTCCGGCGCGCCGGCGGGGTATTTCTACATCAACAGCGAAGCCGAGCTGAACCTCGCCATGCACGAGCTGCGCACGCGGATCATCGAAATGGCCAAGCGGATGTCGCACCTCAAAAAGAACAGCTTGGCCGATGTGCTCGGCCAACTCGCACTGGAGCTGCGCTGATGCGGATCACCCTGGTGGAACTGCTCATCGCAGGTACAGCCATCGGCTCGCTCTGCCTCCTGGCGCTCGCCCTCTGGTGGAGCGACCAGAACCGGCAGCGCGACCTCCGACGACAACAGGCGCGGGAGCTCGACCAGGAGCGGGCCATCGCGCAGCACTGCGCGGAGCAGACAGCACACGCACGATGAATACCAAGATCACCGGCAACGATCGACCCGTCGGCACAGAGCGCCGCCTGATGGATTGCCTCGACGAGGTCCTGCTCGACCTCACCACCCAGCGGTGGCAGGCCATTCCGCGAGACGAGATGACGCGGGCGCTCGTGCAGGTCTGCGTGGTGATCCAGGCGATTCCCGACGAGGCGCAGCGCTGCTGGTGGCTGAGCGAACTGCGACGGTCGCTCCAGCAGGCCTTTCCCGATGCGAAGCTGTTTCCCTCGTCGATCAAAATGAATCTCGCCATCATGCTGCGCAGCGCGAAAGAAGGGTACGACGCCTGGCGGGAGCAATACGCCCCGCCGCTGGTGGAGCCGGAACGGAACTAAGACGATGGCCTGTGAGCATGTCTACATGAGAGATGAGAACGGCGACGTGACGACAGGCATTCTCTGCACGCGAGGCCGGAAGCCGAAATTCTGTCGCGTGGGATTCTGCAACAAGCCCGCCGTCGCGCTCTGTGATTATCCGATCATCGACGATCATGGGAAGGCAAAGACCTGCGACGCGCCGATGTGCGAACAGCATCGGCATCCGGTTCCGGGCCTCATCGATCATGATTGGTGCAATGCCCATTGGAACTTTGAACAGCGACGAAAACAGACGCCGTTGAAGGGTGAGCTGCCGCTGACCTTCGAGGAATGACGATGACCTGCCCACGCTGCCAAGGGTTGATCGTGAACGAGTACGACGAAGAGCGCTGCCTGAACTGCGGCCACCGGACGAACTTCGTCCCGCCACCCTCGGCGGTCTATCGACCGCTGCCGCTGGTCGGACCGTCGCCAGCGGCGCAGACCCCGGCGCACGTGCGCGCCGCGAAGCACGAGAAGAGGCTCGCCTCCTGGCGGCAGTGGTACAAAAAATACAAGGCTACGGAGACTGAGGCCCAAGCAGAAGCCAGGCGCGAGCGCAGGCGTGCCTACATGCGAATATATATGCGCACCTACAGCAAGAGACCTGATGTCAGGGAAAAAGCTAATGCGCGACAGCGATCATGGGAACAGCGGCGGGCGGCAGCCGGAGAGGCCAGCGCATGCTGAGAGCGGCCATCCGTCAGCGTGAGGTGCCGGGCGATCGGCAGGGGCTCATCAAGGCCATTCACGCGATGGGGCGGGATCTCAATTTGAACGACGAGACGCGGAAAGAATTGCAGTGGAATCTGACCGGCGTGGAATCCTGCAAAGACATGACCCTCCCCCAACTCAAGCAGGTCTATCAGCGCGTCGCCGTGTTGCACGACACCATGCCACCGCGCCTGCATCCACCCAAACGGCGCGGCCGCGACGAGCGGCAGCCAGAAGAGCTGTTGAGCGTGGAACAGAACCGCATGATCTGCCACCTGTTCGACGATCTCAGCATCAGCGGCGTGGGCGTCGCGCGGATGAATTTTAGTCGCCGCACCTGCGGCAGCACCTGGCCGCAAACGCGGGCGCAGGGCAATAAGGTGATTGAGGCGTTGAAGGCGATGCGGGAGCGGGGGTGGAAGGGAAAGGGAGTGGAGGCGTCGTCATGAGGCGGCCATCGTCCCTCTGCTCGCGGATCGCGCGGCCGGTGACGGCCCTCGATCGACGCGCGCACGCCGGGACCAACGGCCGCCACTGCCGCCGCCTCGGAGGAAACAAACCAGTTGTCAAAGAAACTGGTAACAGTTGCTCGAAGATTTCGAGGTACTGAAGGACGCGAATGACGCCGAATCAAACTAAGCAGTTGCTGGAGCAGCGCCGAAATAAGATCATTCGGGAGATCAAGCAAATCTTCCTCGATGCTGAGCATTGGAATCGATGCGTGCGCGCAGCGGATGAGGCAGAGATTGATGTCGATCCTAACGGAGAACTGCGGGATCTGCTGGCGCGATTGGAAGGTTCACGATCAGCGGGCGGGGGATCATCTGCGCCCGAGACTGCCGTAGGAAGCAACCGATGACGATCGATGCGAATCTCCTTGTCGGACTACAGATTGGCTGGGTGCTGGGCATGCTCAACTGCATGATTCTGGTCGTGATCGGGGCCAGCCTGAGCTGGAAGATGTACCTCAGGTCGCGACCAGCGACGAAGCGCGGTGGGTATGCAGCAGAGGAGCAAGAATGAGGCAAGCGGAAATGTTGAAGAGCGTCGAAAAGCCGCATGAATACACGCTCTCAGAGGTGTCGGCCTACTTGCACAAATTGCAGAAACAGAGTATCTTCGGGAAAATTGAACTGACGTTCCGCAATGGCAAAGTTACGTATGTGCATCGCAGTCACGGCATGAACCCCGGCGATCCGTTGGAATAAGTAGCGCAGCGCGGCAGAACTGACGCGGGTCGGTGGGAGTACCACAACCCGATTGAGAGACTCGTGAACGCAAGTTCACGGCCCTTTCAATCGGGTTTTTTATTGGGCCGAGGGAGCGGATGGCGGAGTTCGAACCGGCAATCAACGCGGTGCTGGCGCTGGAGGGCGGGTTGGTGGATCACCCGGCGGATCGCGGCGGTCTCACCAAGTACGGCATCTCGCAGCGGGCGCATCCCGATCTCGACATTGCCGCCATCACGGAGGCCGAGGCCCGGGCGCGCTATCGGCAGCAGTACTGGCATCCCCTCTTCGATCGCATTACGGACCAGGCCAAAGCGAACAAGGTCTTCGATCTCTGCGTGAACCTGGGTCCGGCAGGCGGCATCACGCTCGTGCAGCGCGCGATCAACGACGAACGCGGGTCGCGTGGGCCTGTCGATGTCGATGGGCGGTTCGGCGCGCAAACCCTCATGGCGGTGAACCTCATGCCGGTGCGGCAATTCCTTCGCACCGTCAGAGCGCGACAGGTCCGCCACTACGTGGATCTCGTGCTGGCGGATGCGACGCAACTGACGTTCCTCAATGGCTGGATACGGCGGGCGGTGGTGTAGCGATGGATCTCACAGTTCTACCTAAACGAATTCAGGACAAGATCAGGATACAGCCTGGGGCATGTTGGGAATGGACCGGGCCGATTTCCAAGGATGGCCACGGGCGGATCATGGCAGGGGAATCTCGTCGCATGTGCCTTCCCTATCGAGTGGTGTATGAGGCCCTCGTGCGGCCGCTCGCGCCAGTGGAGCGGATTCGCCAGTCTTGTGGCAATAGGCGATGCGTAAACCCCGCACATCAGCGAATAGCCGCCCAGAAACTTCATGTATTGCGGACGGATGGCAGTGCTGCTGCGATCAACGCTGCCAAAACGCATTGTCCGCAAGGCCATCCATACGACGCAGCCAACACGAAACATATCGGCGGACGGCACCGACATCGTCGGTGTCGCACCTGCTGGCGCATTATCCATGCACGGCTTGAGGCAGGCCGGAGAGCGAGACGACGGGAGGCTATGTCATCGACGCGCTAAGTCTCATGATGGCGCTCTTCCTCAACCTCTCCGAAGCCTGCACGGCCTTGCCGGCGGACGAGCAACGCATCGGCCGGGAGGCGTTTCAGATTTTGAACTACCGCTGCGGCGATAAGTCGTTCCGCATCTGGTCGCGCCGCTGCACCGACGGTCGCCCTTACTGGAGCCGCCCGTTTCTGCCCGAAGAGACCGGCAGCCACCAGGGCTTTTATCTGAATCAGTTTGCGGAATTGCAGAGCGGGTACCGGGTGGAATTGCGCGAGACCTATGTACCGAAGTGCGGAACCTGATCGGAGGATGGCATGGACAAGATGCTGGAGTTTCTGAGCGGCAAGAAAACCTACATCGTGAGTGCGATGGGCCTGATCGTCGTTGGGCTTTGGATCTTCGGCGTGATCGACGATGCGATGGCGGGCAAGGCGCTCACGGCGTTGGGCTTCGGCGGGGCGATTACGTTGCGCGCGGCCACGGCCGTGCAACAGGCGCAAACGGAAGAGTTGCACGAAAAGGTGGCGGCCCTGTCGCGCGGCGATCAGAACACGTTCGCCTAGGGTGCACGCATGGACATCGGCGCGCTGCTCTTGGCGGTGATTGCGTTGGTGACGGCGGTGCTGGATCAGCGGAAGCGGACGGCGCCGGCACGGGAACGAGCGGAACAGGATGAGGCGGTGGATGCAGATCTCAACGGCATGGACGCGGCGATTGCAGACCTCGATGCCGCGTCAATCGGCGCGCGGTTCGAACGGGAACGCCGCGAGACACTCAAGCGGACTGCTGCTGATCCTGGCCCTGGCTGGCTGCCATAGCCCGATGGCGATTCAGGACAGCCGCATCCCCGAGCGGCTGGAGGGTGGAGGCTGGCGCGTGACCGACGGATTTTTACAAGACCGCTATCAAATCGAGCGGACCTTGCGCGGGCAGCTGGAACGCTGCGAGGCCGCGCACGACGCCGCGAAAGGCACACGCTGATGCGACGCATCTTGAGCTGGATGGCCATCGGGCTCGCGATCTGGGGCATGGCCTTCGCCTATGGCGCGCTCGCCCTGGCGCAGAGCGTGCCGCCGGTCCCGCACGACGTGCCGAGCGGCATCGGCGATCTCACCTTCGCGCAGGTGATGGTGCTGCTCTCCAACTTCGGCATCGGCGGCCTGGTCTTTTTTATCTGGCTCTACGACATGAAACGGCAGACCGGCCTGGAAGAACTGAACGCCCGGTACGCAGAAGTCAGCCAGCAGCACTTGAGCGCCTTTCGCGACATAAACGCCGCGTATCGGGAACTCGCCAGCGAAACGAACAAAACGATGTTGTTGACCGTCCAGATTCAGACGCGCCTCACGGAAAAGTTGGAACGCATGGAACGCGACCAGGAGCGGGAGAAAGGCAGGGGCGCATGAGCGAAACCAGGCAGCGGCATCTCGGCCAGCTCTACGAAAAGGAACAACGGGCGCAGCTGCTCGCGTTGAAGATCCGCGATCTGCGGGAGCGGCTCAATCATCTGACCGATCCGCACACCAGCGCGGCGAAACTGGAAACGAGCCGCATGCGAATGTTGATCGACGACTGGCAAGCCGCCGAGACGGAGTTCGACCAGCTCACAAAAGACGCGGCGGCCCTACGGGACGAATTAGGGCTGCCACGGTACGAGATTCGATGACCACGCGGAAATCCCATAGCTCGATTGACAGTCCGGCGGTGAAGGCCCTGGTGGACGATTTGCTCGAAGCGAACGCCACCTACAAGGACATCATCAATGCCGTGCTGATGGAATCGGGCAAGGTGATCACCACGTCATCGCTCTCCCGGTACCGGCAGCACTGGGCCGCCCGGAAGGCGAGCGAAGACGCGATGGGCCAACAGCTCGACCGGCTCACCGAGCTGCTCAAGGCCAATCCCGACATGGATTTGAAGCAAGGCGCGCTCGCGTTGTTCTGGAAGAAGCTCATTCAGCGCATGGCCGCCGCCGACGCCACGTTCGACGATGCCGACATGCTCGACATGGGCCACCTGCTCATCAAGGCGACGCGGCTCGGCCAAACGAAGGAGCAGCTCGACCTGCAGCGCGAACGGTTGGAGTTGATCCGGCAGAAAGTCCAGGCGGCGGCCGCCGAGGTGGAACGCATGGGCCGCGCGCAGAATCTCGACGACGCGACGATCAAGAAAATCCGGGAACAAATTTACGGCATCGTGCCGGCGGCCGCGTAACCGACCATGACGACACCAGCCCTTCAGCTCACGCAGTACCAGGTCGATTCAGGAAACGTGCACGCACGCTTCCGCCTGAAACGCTGGTGCCGGCAGAGCGGCAAGACGTTTGAGGAGACCCGCGAGATTGTCGAAGACGCCCACGCACGCCGGACGCGCTGGGTGATTCTCTCGCGCGGGGAACGGCAATCGAAACAGAACATCGAACAGGCGGCGCTGCATTGCCAGGCCTACGGCGCGGCGGCCGAGGTGCTGGAGGATACCTGGAAGGGTGAGGAGGCCAGTTACAAAACGGCGCGCATCGATCTACCGAACGGGTCGTCGATCTTAGGATTACCGGCGAATCCGGACACGGCGCGCGGGTTCTCCGCGAATGTCTACCTCGACGAGTTCGCGTTCCACACAGACAGCCGGAAGATTTGGGCGGCGCTGTTCCCGATCATCACGCGCGGATTTCAGCTGCGCATCACCTCCACGCCGCAGGGCAAGCAGAACAAGTTTTATGAGCTCGACACGGCCTGGTCGAAGAAGGCGGCCGACGGCGATGCCGCCTACCACACCAGCAAGCTCGACATTTACGACGCCGTGCAACAGGGCTTGAAGCTGGTCGATGAAGACGGCCGCCCGACCGCGCCGGAAACCTTGCACGAGGCGCTGGGCGATGAAGATGCCTGGGAGCAGGAATATCTCGTCCAGTACCTGGATGAGGCGACGGCGTTTCTCTCGCTCGATCTGATCGCCAGCTGCGAAGATCCGGAACTCACCGCCGAACCGGTCTGGCTCGCGGGCCTTCTGCAAGCCGCCGAAGAGGTCCACCGGATCTACCTGCAGACCAAGACCCTGCCGCCCTCCTATGAAGTGCTGGGCGAAGTGCTGCGCAGCGCGATCAATGCCGAGGAGCTGTATCTCGGCGGCGACATCGCCCGCAAGCGCGATTACACCGTGTTCTGGATCTTCCGCAAGGTGGCCCACAAGCTCGATACCGTCGCCGTGATCCGGCTGCGCAAGGTGCCGTTCTTCGTGCAACAGATCGTGCTGCATTCCCTGCTCGCCCATCCGTCCATGCGCCGCGCCTGCCTGGATCAAACCGGACTCGGCCTGCAGCTGGCCGAGTCGGCCGTCGAGCGCTTCGGCGATCGCGTGGAAGGCATCGACTTCACCGTGGCGAATAAAGAGCTGCTCGCGACCGGCCTCAAGCAAAAGATGGAAGACCGCATTCCAGTCATCCCGGCCGAGATCTACGTCCGCAACAGTTTTCACAGCATCAAGAAGCTGCCGACCGGCACGGGCCACTTCCGCTACGACGCGGAACGCACCGAGATGACCGGCCACGCCGACGAGTTTTGGGCCTGCGCCCTGGCCGCCCATGCCGCCAGCGCGGCCGGGCCGCCGCCCGCCTTCGGCTCCGGGCACGGTGTCGGCATCGATTGGACGGCCCGCCGGCAGGAGATTCTCTCGGGTGCGGGCGCCCAACGCCACTACGACCGCCGGGGCCGCTTATGGGTTTCAGGAGGAGGACGCCGATGACCAGCATGCTCGATGAACAGGACGCCGCAGAGACGACCGCCGGGAAGGAACGTTCCGCCCCCAAGAAACAGCGAATCTGGAATCGTTGCGGGGTGGCCTGTGCGGTCTGCGGCAAGGACCAGTGGTGGGTGTTTCAAGGCTTCAGCCGGTGCGACTGCGGACAGGTGCTCTGGGTCGAGCGAGTGAAGGACGACAAGGGCAACACCCGGTTCCCGTATCGGCAAGGCGCGGAATTGCCCGCTGAGTACCCTGGACAGATGAGGACGACCGAATGATCGGGGGTGGGGCTGTGGAGAGATCTGAGGGGCAAGGAGAACGGAGTACGCCGTTACTCTGTCGGCTGTGCCGGAACTGCGGAACGATGTTTGAAGCCAAAAACCGAAACGGGGTCGTGAAAGAGTTCTGCAAGCGGGCTTGTAAAGACGCCCACAAAAACGCGCAACGACTGAAGGCGGTGTCTCAATTAAAAGCGAAGCAGGCTCGCAAGGCCGGTCCCTCCAAACGCGCAGAGAAAGTCTCGCGGTTCGTCTTTCTGAATCTCGTCCCATTAGAGCAGCGGGCCGAGCTGTTGCGGGAAGCCGCCCGGAATCTCGGCATCACCGACGAGGGCGAGGTGCTCAAGGCCCTCCGCCGAAACGGCTGCACGCCGCAGCAGGAGGCCGTATCCGCGTGAACTGGCTGAACCGGGTACGCCGACATATTTTGAGACCGTCGCTGGACGAGCTGATCGAGCGTGCGCGTGAGGCGGTGCAGGCAGAGGAATTTCTCGCGCTCAGTCAGAATATGTTGAGCACGTCCGCCAAAGCACAACAGGCCGTGGCCGCGCCCTTCGGGCTGGCCGATCCGTCCCTCTATGGGTTCCGCCGGCTCACCGGCCGGGAAAATCAGGCGGCGCTCCGCGACCTGCCCCTCCCCACTCATGAGCGCATGCAGGACATCGCCTACTGGCTCTACCTCGCCAACCCGATGGCGCAATGGTTCACCAATATGCAGGCGGCCTACGTCGCGGGCGACGGGGCTTCCCTGTCCTCGAAGGACGAACAGGTGCAGGAAGTGCTCGATGCCTTCTGGGAAGACTCCTCCAACGCCTGGGAAGCCTCGCTCGAAGATTATGTCCGCGAGCTCTCACTCTATGGCGAGCAATGCTGGCCGGTATTCGTGTCGCCGGGTACGGGACTGGTGAGACTCGGCTACCTCGACCCCTGCTTGATCGAAGAAGTGGTGATTGATCCCGAAAACGCCAAGCAGGCCATCGGCGTCGTCACCAAAGACAACTATCAGGGCATCCGTACCGGCCAGCGCCGCTATAAGACCGCGCTGCTGATTCCCGAGGACGAGCTCACCCCGGCCGCGCAAGAGGAACGCCGCAAGTTCGGCGACGGCGCCTGTTTCTATTTCGCCGTCAACAAAGTCAGCAACGGCTCGCGCGGCTGGTCGGATCTCTTGTGCAAGGCCGACTGGCTGGACGGCTACGAGCAGTTCCTCTTTCAGCGGCTCGAACGCTCCGACCTCGGCAACCGCGTGGTGAGCGATGTGACGATGACCGGGGCCACCCCGGAGCAGATCGACGCCTACATGAAAACCTTCCAGCTTCCTCCGCCCGGCGGCCACTTCATTCACAACGAGAAAATCGAACTCGAAATGAAAGCCCCGAACATGAACGCCTCCGATGCCGAGCATGACGCGCGGATGTTCAAGCACCAGGCGATTTCACCCGCGCCGGAACATTGGTATGGCGGCGGCGGCGACGTGAACCGCGCGACCGCCGGCGAAATGGATGAATCGACCTACAAGGTCTTCAAGCAACGGCAGAACAAAGTGAAGGCATTCATCAAGACCGTGGCCCGGTACCAGATCCAGCAGGCGAAGCAAGTCGGCGCCTTGCCGCAAACGGCCGAGGAACGGTTCGACGTGCAGATGCCCGAGATGGTCAAGGCGGATCTCACCAAGCTCTCCGGCAGTGCGCAGGCGACCTCGAACAGCATCGGCAGCATGCTGACGCAGGGCCTCATCAATAAGGAAGAAGGCCGGAAGATTTACGCCGTCGCCATCAAGCCGATGGGCATCGAGCTCGAAGACAAAAAGAACGACGAGCTGGAAGCCGAGGCGGCCGAGCGCGACTTGAATGACGCCAGCGCCGACTACCGGCAGCCGGGAGACAAAGCGAATGATCGTCAAGGAAGTCCGGCAGGGATGAAGAAGCCGCCAGAATCTAACAACGCCAAGCAAGGCTATCCTGAATTCAACCCCGATCAGCCCCGCGATAAGTCCGGTGAATGGACTGATAGCGGGGCTCAAGGATCTTCGGAGTCGAGTGCGCTCATCAATACATGGGTGAGAGCAAATAGCGCTTCGGAGGAATTCAGTCGGGTCAAGGCGACAGGCGAGCGATGGGCGGAGGGGGCGAAAGATGCTCAATGGACGGCGCTGTACGAGGAAACCCAAAGGAAGCTGGAGCAACAGGGCTACGCGGACACCACTCCCCTCTACCGTGGCATTCGGGTCCCCGCCGAACATCCCCTAGCTCGTGCGATCGCGACGGGTCGAATCAAGCCCGGTGATGTGATTTCAGCGGAAGGCATGACGCTCGTGAGCTGGTCAGAGAGGGAGTCTGTGGCGCAGCGGTTTGCCAGTGCCACGGGAAACGAGTCGGGCATTGTACTGGAGCGGGTTGTTCACCGGAAGGATATTGTGGCCGGGCATCGCACGCAGCGAGGGTTTTTCTCCAATGAGGACGAAATGATCGTGAGAAATACTGAGGGCCCACTATCATTGAAGGTTCGAGCGGCATTGATTCAGGGGCGGGTCTATCAAGCGGACAGTGGAGATACTGCCTTTGACCTGAGGAATACGGACGGTCAGCGAGGGATAGGGCATGCCTGATGATCTCCCGAACGATCTCCTCCGCCTGCAGGCGCTGCAGCAGAAAATTCGCGAAGGGCGCGTGCTCGAAGGGTTGCGACGGATCATCGCCCTGCTGAATCAGGCGCGGCGAGAGATCGTCGCTGATGTGATGGAGACGGACTGGCAGCGGTTCTATTTGCCCCGGCTCCGGACGGCGATCGATACCCACTTGGAACACTGGCGAGATCTCGCATTGAAGGACCTCAACGGCGATATGGCCACCAATTGGAATCTCGGTGTGAAGGATACCGGGACGTTGTTCGATCGCATGGACATTCGCGTGACGTTGCCGGAACTGCCGACCTCGCTGTTGCAGACGCTGCAAGAGAAAGGCGCACGGCGGCTCGCCAACCTCACGAACTTTGCGAAGGACCAGATCGACCGGACGGTCGCGCTGAGTTTGATCAGCGGCGAATCGCGCGAGCAGACCATTGCCAAGATCGGCACCCATTTGGAATACGGCACACCCGGCGGCCTGCCGCAGGGGAAGTTCAGCACGATCGCCGCCCGCGCGCGATTTATTTATGAGCATGAAGTGGCCGCGAGTTATGCCGACGCGAAATACCGACGCTTTCAGCAGAACGCCGCCCATGCGCCGGGCCTCAAGAAAGTCTGGCTGCATCAAGGCCACCCGCGCCTGCCGCGTCCGGACCACATTGCCATGCACGGGCAGACGAAAGCGCCGGATCAGGATTTCGTGAATCCGGGGACGGGCGCCGAGCTGGCGTTTCCTCGCGACGGCAGCGCGGACATCAGTGAGACGGCCGGCTGCACCTGCAGCTTCACGGCCTGGCGTGACGAATTCGGCGACCTCGCGGACTACATCGGGCCCGCGACTTTTGCCGCCACCAAGGCGGCCTAACCCAGAAGGAGGCAGTATGGCAGACCCTACGACCCCGACCGGCAATCAGACACCCACGCCATCCGATAAAGGCGACAAGGCCGACAAGCAAAGGAACCTCAAGCCCTATTTGAAGGGCCTCACCTTCCGTACGAACAAGGCCGTCGAAATGAAAGACGAGAACGGCAAACCGGTACTGGTCGGCGGCAAGCCGCGCATGACCTACATCCCGGTCGAGCGCGAGCTGCGCGAAGAGGATGTGCTGAATGTCCGTGAGGCCGATGGCGAGCTGGTCATCGTCACCAAAGACGGCCGGAAATATCGGGTCGAGAAGTAAGCCGGGCGGATCCACGTCGGAGGAACGGTATGAACAGGATCGTGGTCATGGGTGGTCGGCAACAGATGAAGTCGTGCCTGATGCGTGTGTTGCAAGCCGAACCGCCGGGAGCATCGGCGGCCAGCGCCGACGTGCGTGTGCTGCAACGGGTGGCCGGTGATGAGCAGGGCTGGAAATGGGAAGTGCTCATCATCAAGCCGGGCCTCGGCGCGAACGGGCAGTTCTTCCCCGAGTCCACGTTGCGGCAAGCCGCGAGCGTGTTCGAAGGGGCCCGGGTCTTCTGCCTCGACGACGAGCAGCATTCCAGCAAACGCGACAAGAGCGCCAAGCAGATCATCGGCTACATCGATCAGGCACGCTACGTCGACGGGCAGGGCCTCATCGGAAGGCTGAACCTGCTCCCGACGGGCGACTGGCTGCGCCAAGCCCTCGTCGCCTCGCATGCCGATCGGCCCGATCTCTTCGGCCTCTCGATCGATGCGCCAGGCTCGGCCCGCCGGACCACGATCCAGCAAGGCGGCAAGAAGCTCGATGTGCAGGAGTTCACCAGCATCCATCAGCCGGCCACCGTCGACGTGGTGTGGAATCCCGGCACGAAAGGCGGCTTTCAACGCGCGTTGAACGCCGTGTCAACGAGTCACCAACCAGAGGAGGAGCGCATGGACAAGAAGCAAATCATCCAGATCCTGCAGGCCAATCGGCCGGATCTGCTGAAGGGGGTGGATCTGGAGAGCGTCTCGGACGCACAGCTGTCCGCGCTCCTGGAGAAGGCCACGGCCAAACAGGCTGACGACCAGAAGAAGGAACCGGAACCCGACAAGGCGGCCGAGGAAAAACAGGCCGCTGCCAAGCAGGCCGAGGATACGCGGGCCCAGCAGGTCGATCTGCGCTTGTGGAAACTGGATGTCCGCCAGGCGCTCGACGAGAGCAAGCTACCGGAAGCGTGCCTCAAGGATTTGCGCACCCGCTTCATGGACAGTCCCGGCAAGATCGAAGACGTGCAGCAGGCCATCAAGGCCGAGCGTGAAAAGATCGATGCCATCAGCCAGGCGGGCAAGGTCAACGGCCTCGGCTTCTCCCGCGACGTGATCGTCGAGGGCACGTTCGAGCGCACGCAGGCCTCGCTCGACAAAATGATGGGCGTGCGTGACGTGAAGAGTGATGCGCCCGCGTTCCATTCCATCCGCCAAGCCTACGAGCTGATCACCGGCGATAAGGGCGTGACGGGCCGGCGGTCCAACTACAGCCCCGAGCAGCTGCATCGCATGGTGCAGGCCGCGCAAGCCTACCAGGCCGAAGGCGTCGATGAGTTCGGCGCATCAAAGCCGGGCTATGCCGCCTGGGCGATGCAGGCGCAGCTCTCGTCGAGCTGGCCGCTCGCGATGGCGAACTCCTTGTACCGGCGTTTGTCGCAGGACTATGCCGAGGTCGATTACATGGAAAGCCGGGTGATCAGCAACCGGCGCCGCGTGATTGATTTCCGTTCCATCGAGATCAATCGCATCAACTATTCGCCCGATCTGCCGACCGTCGTCGAAGACGCCGATTACACGGAGCTCGCGACCATCGGCGAAGAAGGGGCGAACTACAAGGTCAGCAAGCGCGGACGGATCATCACCATCACGATGGAAACCATCATGAACGATGACCTCTCCGCCATCCAGCGCATGGTGCGGAACGAGGGCCGCGCGGCGCGCCGGACCTTCGCACGGTTCGTCTGGAATTTCCTGATGAGCAACGCCACCTACGACGGCGATTCCGTCGCGCTGTTCCACGGGAACCACGCTAACCTCGGCACGACGGCGCTGACCGCTGACGCCACCGGGGTGACCGCCGTGGTCAACCGACTCAACGCGCTGATGAACCAGACCGAGCCGGGCTCCGGCGAAAAACTCGGCGGCGCCTGGTGGACCTCGCGGCCGCAGTTGATTGTGCCGAACGCGCTGCAGGCGATTGCGAAGCAGCTCAACCAATCGGACGGCATCCCCGGCGCCGCGAACCAGGGCGACAACCCGATCGCCGGACTGTTCGGCAACCCGGACAATCCCGAGCGGATCATCGTCAACCCGCTCTTCACCGACGTGACTGACTGGTATGTCACGCGGCAGCCGATGGATGTCGAAATGATCGAGGTGGGCTTCTTGAACGGACAGGAATCGCCGGAGCTGTTCCTGGCCGACAACCAGCAGGTCGGCACCATGTTCATGGCCGACAAACTGCAGTACAAGAGCCGCCACATTTACGGCGGCGAAATCGCCGACTACCGCGGCATGGACAAGAGCGTGGTGGCGGGATAACCGAATCCTCAGGCAGGAGGCAGGCGACACGGGATACGGGTCAACAGCCACTCCGTGGGCGATCTTGGAGCAGAGCCTACATCGCAGCAGAGGGTGGCGGCAGTTGATGCCGCCACCCGACGGACAACGAATCAGAGGGAGGCAATCATGAAACTGTTTCAGAACAAATTTCAGGGGGCGGCGGTGGTCTTGGCCATCGTCTGCGCCCTGGTGGCGATGCTGGCCGCGCCCATCATGGCGGTGGCCGCCACGGAGAATCCGGCGCAAGGCGCGCCGGGCTACATGACGTTCAATTGGTTGATCGCCGGGCAGCGGACCGCCTCGCAGACGGCGGTGATCAAGCATGTGATGCCCTATCCCTGCCGGGCGCACCATGCGTCGGCCACGGCCCGCGCATCAGGTGGCACGTCTCCGACCTTGACTGTCACGGTCAAGCAAGGCGCAACCACGCTTTCGGCGGTCGGACCGATCACGGCCGGCACCGTGGCAGAGGGCACGCTGTCGAGCACGGCGATTCCGGACGAGGCGGTGGTGACCATCGATACCACGATCGGCGGGACCTCTCCGACCTGGGATGACATCAGCATTCTCATGACCTGCAAGCGCCTGTAAGGGGTGACGTTGACGGTAGGCCGCGAGCGCGGGCTCGCGGCACTCCGCGAACGACACGAGGACGACACCGATGAGCACACTGGCGACGTTTCAAACCCTGTTCGATGACCGCGTGCGGGCGACGGGCGAACCGTTCACCGCGCAGCAGAAGGAACGGGCCATTCAACAGGCATTGAAAGAGTATTCCCAGGTGCGGCCACTCATCACCGCGCAGGACTATGCGGGCGACGGCACCACCTACGACCTGACCTTGCCGACGGGCTGGCAGGACGGCGTCTCGACGGTGCAACAGATCGAATATCCGGCAGGCCAGCGGCAGCCGATCTATATCGAGCCTGCGGACTGGCGGTTCTATGTGACCCCGAGCGGGAAGAAGATCCGGCTGGCCTCGATCACGCCGAGCACCGGCACGACGCTCCGCCTCACCTACACGAAGCTGCATGCGATCGACGCGGCGCAATCGACAGTAGGCAGCCTCGATGAAGAGGCCGTCGCCGATCTCGCCGCCTCCATCGGCCTGACGGATCTCGCGGCCGTGTATGCGAACACGCAGAGCCCGACCATCACCGCCGACAGCGTGAACTACGGCGACAAGAGCCGGACCTATCTGGAGCTCGCGAAAGAACTCAAGGCCCGGTACCGGAAGCACCTGGGCCTCGATCAACAATCCGACGCGCCGCCCGCCGGCGGCTTCATCGATCAGGATCGCACCGCCAGCGACGGCAAAGACCTACTCACTCACCCCAGGAGGATCCGATGAATTATTATAGTGCAGTAGTTCTGATCGTGCTGGCCGCCGCCTGCCTCGGGTCGCCGGACATGCCCGCCCACGCCAAGAACATCGGCGACAGCCTGATGGTCATTACCACGGATCAGAACGGCAATCCCGTGCCTGGTGGCGGGGCTGGTGATGGCGCGATCGTCGATGGAGCCGCGCCCTCGGTCAAAGCCACAGTCAAAGACTACGTCAACAGCAACCCGCTGGCGATCATCCCGGTCGATACCAATGGCGATCCGGCCTCGCTCTCGGGCGGCACTCAATACGATCAAGGCACGGCCTCAGCCGATACGGACAAATTGATGTTGATGGGCTGCGTGCGCGCCGACTCTGCCGCGGCCGCGACCGGGGTCGTAAACGGAGACCGCGCTCGATGCATTGTCGATGCGAACAATAAAATCTGGGTCCAAACCGGCACCGTTACGATCGCAAATGCCAACATGGAGAGTTACCTGTCCCGACTGCTCTCCAGCGCGCTCACAGCGCCGAACGGCGGCGCCCCAGCGGCCACGACGGGGTTCATCGTCGGCGGGCGGTATTTGTCCACGCCTCCCACTCTGACGAATGGCCAAGAAGTCGGACTCATGTTCAGCTCGACCGGCTCGTTGAAGGTTGAGGACGGCAGCCCGACGGGTGTTCCGGCGGATGGCATGTCCCTCGTTGCGATGAAGAAGGTATTAGCGGTCAATGGTTGTTACAACGGCACCACGGTCGATCTCTGCCGAAAAGGCTCATCCGGTGCAGGCCCCGTCGATGCGACGACGGCTCGCACATCGGAAGCCACGGATAGCCAGCTCTCTGTCGATGTGGCCGCGATCAAGGCCGCCGCGCAGTTGATTGCTAATGACCAGACGGGCACCTCTAACAATCATCATGTATCGGTTGGCGTGACTGAGGACGAGACCGAAATCAAGGCGAGTGCTGGGCGACTTATGGCGGTGCAGGTGAGTAACTCAGCGGCGACTGCGGCCTATCTACGCTGTGCCAATCTCACTGCGGCGAATACGACTCCAGGAACATCGACGGTATTCTGGGGCATGGCCGTTCCTGGGAATACGGCGGGTGCAGGGCTGACGGCAGTGATTGGTGGGCCATCTGGCCTTGCCTTTTCGACAGCCTTGACGTGCTGGGTGGTGACGGGGAAAGCGGAGAGCGACGTGGCCGAGGTGGGAGCGAACGACGTGCAATGGAACATTCAATACAAATGACGATGTTGAGATGGGCTCTCTTCGCGTGCCTCGCGCTCCTGCCTGCGCAGGGATGGGGTGGCACGCCAGTACAGCATAAATCGTCGAACATCGGCACGGTGCCTCGTACTGCGGTAATGGATAGCGCCGTGACTGCTGGGAACGCGCTGATTGTGGTCGTGGGTGGCATGTCATTCGACGCCCCAGCACTAGGGTGCGTGTACACGGTCACGGATAATAATGGCAATACCTATATCGCGCTGCCTCTCTACAACACAGGGCAGTTGTGCCTCCGTGTCTACTATGTCGCATCCCCAACGCTCACCACAAATCCTCCGACGATCACCTGTAATGATACAGATGGGAGTAGCACGACCATCTGTGATGTGATTGAGGTGCCTGGGCTACAAGCGACTCCCGGCGATGGAAACGCTGGCGCAACGGTCACGTCCACGACCACGCCGACGACCAATTCTGTAAATACTACAGGCACCGATTTTCTGATCGGCGCGTTTATGGATGTGACGAGTGTCAATGATACCATCTCGGCCGGATCTGGGTGGACCACTCTCACGACTGACAACACGCTGCGGCCATTCATCACCCAATATAAGTCCGGGCAAGTGAGCGGATCATATACCTCAACCGCGACGTTGAGCGCAGCGACCAATACCTGGGTCGGCACGCTGGCCGCGTTTAAGGAAGCGAGTGCGGGAGCATCGCCCGCACCTGGCTTAATGATGATGGGAGTCGGGCCATGATCGGTGTAGTTGTACTGATGGTGGCGGTGCTGTGGAGTGTTCCTATTCATGCCGCTACGTACTATGTCGATTTCGCGGGCGGAGCGGATACAAACAATGGGACCAGCACATCCACCCCCTGGAAGCGGGTCAAGGGAATGACGGGTGTGACGGGTACGGCAGCATCTGCGACGATCAGCGACGGCGATACCATAGTGTTCAAGGGCGGCGTGACCTGGACGGCGAGTTATCCGTGGGCCATTGTCGGTGGATTTGCCGGCATGGTGATGTATACCACCGATCATACCTGGTACAGCGGCGGGGCCTGGAGTCAGCCGGTCTTCGATCAGCAATCGGCAGGCACGCTGTATAGTTCCAACCCTATGGCGACGATAACTGGGGCGGGATATGTCACAATTAACGATCTCAAAATCTATCGGTGCGGACAGAATGGCGTCAAAACCCAGGCTGCATGCTTCTATTTCGTGCGAGCGCACGACATCGCCTTGACCAACAACACGTTTGATAGCAACACCTGGTTCTCGGTGTTTTTCAATTTCGACCAGGCAGGCACGTATAGCAATTTCACGATTACCGGGAACGATTTCACGAATACCACCTCTGCTGTCTGGTTTGCGAGTGCGCAGGCCAACACTCATGAAGTGAATCTAGTCTACACCAACAATACCATCCATGATTTTGCCTCCATGCTCGGATGCAATAATGTGCAGCAATCCTGTGCTGATGGCAGCGCGTCAGCGCATGGGGACGGGTTTCTGCACTATTACAACAATCCCTACGATGATGCGACGCAATATCTTGACGGGTTCACATTCTGTAATAACCGTTCCTACGGTGATTTCACTCGCGGGATCGGGAGCGACTCGAGTCAGAATATGACCGCCATGCTCTATATTGAAGGCGCGGTCAAGAATGGCCTTATCTGTAACAATGACATTGGCTGGTATCCGTATGGGAATAGTGTGAGCCCAGCAACTATTTTTGAGAGCGTGATCGACATACGAGATCATGGAAACACGTCGAATGGCACGACCTATATTGTCAACAATACGATTGCAGGAGACAGCACCATCAATTCTGGTGGCAGTGCGATCATGGTCGAGGGCCCTGGTTCGGGCTCCGTGGTCATCAAGAACAATATCTTAGTGATTGGGTCGTACTGTTTATGGAGCGATACCTCTGTGCCGACCAACGTCACCACCGACTATAACCAGCGGTGGTGTCCCAATGGGGATAGTACCTTCACAGCGGACGGCGGGCATAGCCTGGCTAGTCCGAGTAACCCGTTATTCGTAAGCACACCAAGCGATCTCCGTCTTACGAGTTCATCGCCAGGGCGTGGCAAGGGGACGAATCTGTCCGTTCTTGGCTTCTCAATTCTCAACACCGATAGGAATGGCTTGGCCCGTGGTTCGTCCTGGGACATCGGGGCCTATACGTACCAGGATTCTGCCGGCATAGGAGTCGGCTGGCCGAAGGGCTTTTAGCCATATATGGCAGGATGGCACGGACGGACATGAGCTATGGCATTCGGATCCGCATCACCAAGCCCTTGCACCTGCATCCGAAGGCGATGCACAAGGCCATGCTGACGGCGGGCAGCGAGACGGCCTCGCTGTTGGAGCACTACATCGGCCGGGTCACGCCGGAAGGTGTCGGCGGGGCGCGTAGCGGGTTGAAAGCCTCGATCTTTTCCGAGGTCCGCGAGAACGGCACGCGCATCACGACGATCACCGGCACCAATAAGGCCTATGCCATGCCGGTGGAATTCGGCCGGCGACCTGGCCAGAAGCCACCGCCCGTCAATGCGCTCCTCGATTGGGTGGGCCTGCGCTTCGGGATCAGCGATCCGAAGCAGCAAAAAAGTTTGGCGTTCCGCATCGCGCGGGCCATCGGGAAGCGCGGCACGCGGGCCTATCGCGAGAACAGTCCGCCCGGCGAGCGGATGTTTGCCTCTGGCTATGCGGCCGCGCTGCCGAACATCATTCGGTCATTTGAGCGCAATGTGGGAGAAGTCAGCCGGGAGCTGATGAGCAACTGATGAGTCTCGCAGACATCACCGCCGCCATCAAGACCACCATCGCCGGAGCGGATCCGGTCTCGCTGGTGCACGAGTACGAGCGATGGGTGGACGACCCGGCCGGCTTTGAGGCGTTGTACATTCCGGCTGAGCAGCCGGACGAGGCCCACTATGTACGGGCCTGGTTGATCAAGTGGACGAGCTCGACCCGCGAACGGTTGACCCATACCGACGAGATGGACGTGCATCAGTTTGCGTTGCGCTTTCTGCATAGCGTGAAAGATGGCGAGGCGAGCGAGCCGGCGGCAGCCGCCATCGTGCAGGCCGTGACCGGCGCGTTCCATGCGAATCCGACCCTGAACCGGCCGGGCGTCACGGTGGAGCCGCAGGCCGGGCCCGGCGCGGGGCAGCTGACGCCGACCCTGGAACGGCACGAATACCTGCAGCTCGCGACCGTGCTCTGCCATTTGTTCGAGTTGCGCTTGATCGTCCAGGAGGATCTGTGAGATAGTCCCGGCACAATTTGACGACCGGGTCGGTGGGAGCACCACAGCCCGATTCAGACGCCGTTGAACGCCCGTTCAACGCCCGTCCGGATCGGGCTTTTTTATTGGCACAAGGAGGGCGCACATGAGTGGCAGATCATCGTTCGGCACCAAATTGTATCGCGGCGACGGCCTGAGTCCGCAGACGTTTCAGGAAGTGAAGCACTGCGGGGATATCGATGTGCCGGCCGGGAAGCGGAATTTCGAAACCTCCACCACGCACACCTCGGCGGACAACGGCGGCTACGAAGAGTACGAGCCCACGACGCTCGATGCCGAGCCGTTGAAATGTCCGATCAATCTCGACACGTCCGATCCGGTGCACCTGGCGATTCTGTCGGATGAGGCCAGCGGCACCAAACGCGACTGGAAAGTGAAGCTGAATTTTCCCACGCCGTACTGGATCAAGTTCTCCGGCTATGTCACCGGCGTGCCGGTGAAAGCGCCGGTCAAGGGCCTGTATTCGGCCGACATCGAAATCAAAGTCACTGGCGCCGTGACCAAGACCGTCACCGAGCTGCCGTAACCCCTGGCGCCGATACCGCGCCCGCGAACGCCATTGAAGATGGAGGTGTATATGCAACGATCCCTGACTCTCCGCAGCCTGTGTACCCTGCTCGGGTTGTGCGCCATCCTGAGCGCTACCGATGCCCTCGCCGTCCGGACCTCGGTGACCGCATCCGTCGTCGCGCCGAAAGGCCCCTACCCCGGCACCGTCGCGGCGAACGACCTCGATGTGGTGCCCTTCACGCTCGATAACACCAACGGCAACGTCTGGGTCGGCAGCGGTCGCGACCTGCTCGTGATCCAAAACCCGACCGCTGGCGCGATTACCGTCACGCTCACCAGCTCGGCGGACTCCGCCAACCGCAAGGGCGACATCACGACCTACTCCCTGGGCGTCGGCGAGTTCATGGCGTTCTGGTACGGCAGCCTCGTGGGCTGGGACCAAGGCGGCGGGCAAGTCTACGTCGACTGCAGCGCCACCGGCTTGAAAGGCCTGATTTTCCGCATTCCCTAACCAGGGCTGACGAGACACGGAGGACTGACGACATGGGCGTGCAGCAACCAATCCCGATTCAGCTGGACCGGCTCCGGCACATCAAGCTCGATCTCCGCGCCCTCGCCCTGGCCGAGCGAGAAATCGCCCGCTTTTGGGAGCGCAAAGAGCGCCTCTCGATCGTGCAGATTTTTCAAGGCGGCGACGTGGGCATCGCGGATCTCTGCATTCTGCTCTGGGCCGGATTGCGCCATGAGGATCCGGCGCTCACCGTCGATCAGGCCTTCGCGCTCGTGAGCGGCGTCTCGATGCAGGTGGTGTCCGAGGCAATGGGACAGGCCCTGCGCGAGCAGCTCGGCGCGTGCACGCAGACCGCACCGGACGGTGCCCCGGCGGACCCTCCGATGCCGACGACGGCGGCGATCCCGTCGAACTCAACTGGCTCGAACTCTGGGCTGTCGGGAAGCTCGATCTCGGGCTGACCGACGAGGAATTTTGGGGGCTGACGCTCGTGGAGCTGAATGCCCTCTGTACCACGCGCCGGCAACTGACGAAACGGGACGATCTGCGGGCGGCCCGCATCTGCCTGACGATCGCGCAGACCAACGGGAATAAAGACGTGGATCTGGACACGTTCATGCCGAAGACCGACGCCGAGATCAGAGCCGAACGCCAGGCGCGATTTCTGGCCTGGGTCGATAAGGCGGTCGCCCAGTCGGCCGCCGACGAAGGAGCGCGCTGACCGTGTCGCAAAACACGCAGCTTGGGGTGCAGGTCGTCGCCGACATCGCCGACTTCACCAAACAGTTCGACACGATGAAGGCCCAGCTCAATGCGCTCGGCCAAACCACACAAGAGTCCGGGGAGAAATCGGCCAGCGGCCTCGCGGGCGTGCGCAAGGAAATCGAATCGATCGGCACCATGCTGAAGAGCGGCATGCTGATCGAGGGCGGCAAATTGATCACCCAGATGGTGACGGCGCCGCTCATCGGCCTCGGGAAAGAGGCCGTGCTCCTCGCGGACAATCTCAAAAAAAGCGAAACCGCCTTCACGGTCATGCTGGGCAGCGGCGATCAAGCCCGCGCCATGCTGAAAGACCTGCAGCAGTTCGCGGCGACGACCCCCTTCGAATTCCCCGATCTGATCCAAGCGGCGAAGAAGATGCTCGCGCTAGGCTTCGGCGCGAAGGAGATCATCCCCATGCTGAAGACCGTCGGCGACGCCGCCGCCGGCCTGGGCGGCGGGGCTGAACTGATGGGCCGGATCACCCTGGCGCTCGGCCAGATGAACGCCAAGGGCAAGGTGTCGGCCGAAGAAATGAAGCAGATGGCGGAAGCGGGCATTCCCGCCTGGCAACTGCTGGCCGACAAGATCGGCGTCACCGTGCCCGAAGCGATGGCGATGGCCAAGCAAGGGGCGATCGATGGCGCGACTGGTGTCACCGCGATCATGGAAGGCATGTCGCTGAAGTTCGGCGGCCTGATGGTCGAGCAGTCCAAGACCATTCAAGGCACGCTCGCCAATCTCAAAGACACCATCGGCTTCATCATGACCGACATCGGGCGACAGCTCATCGATATGCTGCAGCTGCGCGAGGTGCTCGGCTCGATTCAAACCTTCGCGCAGGGTGCGCTGACCTGGTTCCGCAGCCTCGATGACGGCACGAAAAAGACCGTCATTGCGCTGACCGGCGCCTTTGCGCTGGCCGGACCGATCCTGGTTGCGGTCGGCGCGTTTATGGCGGCCATCGCGGTCGTGACCGCGCCCATGCTGGTGACCGGCGCAATCATCACCGGCATCGTCGCCGGCGGCGCGCTGCTCATCGCGCATTGGAACACGATCAAGACCACCGCCACGACGATCTGGACCGCCATCACCGGGACCATTCAGACCTGGGGCACGACCGTCAACAAGACGATCGATACGGCCATCTTCGGGACCGTGGCCCTTTTCAAATCCCTCAAGGATCAATCGATCAAGTTCGTCTCCGACATGGTGACGGAGATCGGGGGATGGCTCGGAGCAAAGCTCACCGCGATTTTCGACAAAATGCGTGCGCCCATCGAGACCGCCACGGCCTGGTTCGCGAAGATGTACGACGCGGTCGTCGGACACTCCTACGTACCCGACATGGTCGAGGAAATCGGCCAGCACATGAGCAAGCTCGATCACAATCTGACCGCCCCGGCGCGGAACGCCGCCATCAGCGTGGGAAATTCATTTCGCGGTATTGGAGTCACCGCCGACGATGTGTTCCGCACCCTACTCGATCGCATGGCCTATTTTTCCGGATCCGCGATTCAAACCGTGAGTAACACGCTCGCGCAGGGCGTGACCGGCATGGCCAATTGGAAGCAGGCCGGCGAACAGATCCTGGACAGTTTCCTGACGACGTTTATCAACGCCGCGCTCTCGATGACGACCTCCTGGTTGATCGCCGAGGCGACGCGCACCTCCGCCACGGAAACCGCGAACGCGACGATCGCGGCTTCGGGTGCCGTGACGAGTACTGGTCTGACGGCTGTGTTCTCCGCCGCCGGCATGGCGATCAAGTCCGTCATGATCGGCCTGGCGCAGGGCGTGGTGAGCATCATCGGCGTGGTGATCTCCGGGATCACGACGGTGCTCGATGGCATTTCCTTCGTGTTGTCCTTCGCGCTGCAAGCGATCGCGGAAATGATTTTTGCGGCGGCGGCGGCCGTGCAGTCCATTCCCATCGTGGGCCAGATCCTGGGCGCCATCATGATCGGCGCGGGCATTCTGGTAGAGGCCGCGGCGGTGGCCCTGCCTGCCCTGATCGCTGGCGTCGGCGGGCTGCTGAGTGCGGGCGTCGGCGCGTTGGCTGGCGCTATTCCGGCCTTTGCGACCGGCGGCGCCGTCTTCGGCCCGACGCTCGCGCTGGTCGGCGAGAATGCCTCGCGCGGCAATCCCGAATACATCGGCCACGCGAATCAGCTGGGCCTGAATCAAGGCGGCGCACGGCAGACGATCATCATTCAGCTCGACGGCCGCACGCTGGCCGAGGTCGCCATGTCGCACATGCCCGGCGTGTACAAACTCGCAATGGGGAATCGCTGATGCCGTTCGGCTCAGGTCCATTCGGCACCGTGCCCTTCGGCTCCGGCCCGCGGCGGCTGGGCCAGTCGCAGGTGCTCTCGCAGTTTGTGGTGCGGGTGGGCTCGGTCGAGGTGCGGCCGTATCTGCGGTGGAATTCCTGGCGCGTCACGGAAGTGCTGAACAGCCGCGACACCTGCTCGATGACCTTCCTGGTCAAGCCGACCTCACCCAATCCGAATTATGTCCCGCAGTTGGGCGAGCGCGTGCAGGTGCTCTTCGGCACGGTCCGCTATTGGACCGGCCTCATTCACGATCGCGTGATCTCCTGGGTCACCGAAGCCCGGAACGATCTCCGAGAGATCACCCTGCGCTGCGTGGACCTGACGGCGTTGGCTGATCGCATTACGGTCAATGAGGTCTATGAGGGGCGCACGGCCGGCGAGATCATTCGGCACATCGTCACGAAATATCTGGCCGCCGACGGCCTGACCAGCGGCGGCGTGCAGGACGGGCCGACACTGGCCAAGGTGGTCTTTGCCCGCCGTTACGCCTCCGACTGTTTCGATCAACTCGCGAAGCTCACGGGCTATCACTGGACCGTGGACCAACTGGGCGTCGTGCAATTTTTCCCGAAATTCGCCTCCCTCGCGCCGTTCGAGATCAGCCATGCGAACGCCACGTTTCGCGATGCGCGGGCCTCCGTCACCCTGGCCGATTTCCGCAACGTGCACTACGCGACCGGCGGCATGGGCATCACCCAGTTGCCGGTCACGGATTTTCATATCGGCGACGACATCGCCCGCACGTTTGCCACGGCCTATCCCATCGCGAGCCTCGTGAGCGTGAAAGTCAACGGCGCGGTGCAAAGCCAAGGCATCCGCAACGTCGATGATGCCGGCAGCAAGGCCTGGTACTGGAACAAGAGCCAGGCGGGCATCAATCAGGATCCGTCCCAGCCGCTCCTGAAGGGCAAGACCAGCACCACTCCGGCTGATCGCCTGGAGATCACGTACTACGGCTTTTACGGGCCGGTCGCGACGAAGCTCGTGAATGCCCCGAGCATCGCGGAGCGCAGGACCGTCGAGGGCGGCAGCGGCCGGTATGAGGTGGTCGATCACGACACCTCGCTCGATGGGCTGGAGGTGGCGATCGCGAAGGCCAAGGGCGATCTCCGGCGCTACGGGGCGCTCGATCCGATGCTGGCATTTGAAACCGACCAGATCGGCCTCGCCGTCGGGCAGACCGTGCGCATCGACCTGCCCGAACTGGCCGTGCCTGCGGTGGACATGCTGATCACCGAAATGGAGACGAGTCTGTTCGGGCTGGAGAAGCGCCGCCACCGCGTGAAAGCCACGGCGGGCGAACTCAAGGGTACCTACCAGGAGTTTTTTCAGAGGTTTTTTTCGCGCGGCGCGGACATCACGATTTCGCCCGACGACGCGATCAATGAAGTGGTGGTCGCGAACGATCTCGCGAGCGCAACGGATCTGGTCACCGTGACGACGAGCGTCGCACACAAGGGCGTCTGGGGGCAAGATACCTGGGGGCGGTTGCAATGGGGCTAGTACACCTTGTCGCCAGTGAACGCCCGGCGACCACCGGACGCGTCCAAGCCGTGGTCTGGCATGCGGCCTTCGAACGCTGGCTGCTCGATGATCCGGAGCGGCTGCTCCATCCGGACCTGCATCGTGCCCAGGTGCTCCGCCTCGATCCCTGGCGGCCCAACAAAATCGTGGCGAATACGGTCGCTGGAAACGGAAACGGCCTCAACCTGTTCCGCGACTATCTGGCCGGCGACGTGCCGCCCTTTCCCACGCATGTGGCCTGGGGCACGAACGGCACCGCCCCGGCGCTCGCCGATGTGGGCCTCTATGCGGAGAAAGCCCGTACCTCATTGGTCGCCCGCGCGAAGAGCGACAAGCAGCTTACGCTCGCCGGATTCATGGGCTCGACCGCCGGCAACGGCGAGACGTTTCGCGAGGCCGCACTGGTGAACGAGTTGGGCGCCACGCGCCCAATGATCTTCGCGCGCATCGCCTACAACGACATTGCGAAGAATGTGAACGTGCTCATCTCGGTCAGTTGGCAGGTCGACCTCGCGTAGGAGCCTATGGGAACGACGAACGTCACGAATCCGCTGGTGCAGCCCAGTCAGAATGATCTCGGGGGTGGCGTGTCCGGTGACGGGAACACGGCGCTGGAAAAATATGTCAGAAAATTATTTCTCGTGGCTGGTCACGGGCAAAGCTATGTCATTTCCGGAGGCTTGTTGCCGGCGACACAGGCGACGCTCATCCAGAGCATCCCGGCCGGCGAGGCCTATATCTCTGGGTACTACGTGTCCTGGCCTATCACGTCCGTGTCGCTGCCTGCCAGCACGACCAGTCACATTTTTGTGAAGCTGGTCTTCTCGAACGGCCTCGTCTCCGGCATCCAGATCGAGGCTAACATCACCGGCCTCGAACCGACCGATGCCGTGAAATTGGGCACGAATGCCACGAACGCCTCCACCATCATCTCGCGCGTGGACCAGCGGCTGCTGAATGGGAACCAGCGCATCCGGCGCGACGTGATTGCCGCGACCGGCTCGACCGCTTGGACGGTCCCCTCCAACGTGACGGCCGTGCGTGTGCGCCAATGGGGTGCCGGCGGGGGCGGCGGGGGTGGGGGTGGCAATGATGGGTTGGCTGGACAGGCCGGAACTGGAGCCGCTGGCACGCGAGGTGGGTATGTGGAGACGGTGCTGACGGTCACGCCGGGCGAAACCATCACTATCACAAACGGTACTGGAGGATCCGGCGGGGCTGGTGGGGGAGCTGGTGGATACGATGGCTCCACCGGAGGGAATGGCGGATCGAGCAGCATCGTCAAAACCGGAGTGAATTTCACGGCCGGGGGTGGGGCTGGGGGCAGAGGCGGGACGGGCTCAATCGGAGGAGGGCAGGGCCAGTCCGCTATGTTCGATGCCAATTCGCCCGGCATTGCATCGGCATCCGCGGGGACTGCCGATCTGTTGATTCATGGCGCTGGGCGCTCCGGCGGGAGCGGGAATATTGGGGCGGCTACTGTTGGCGCGGGATTGAGCGGCGCTGCGGGCCAACATGGCATCACAGTCATCGAGTATTGAGGGGCACATGATGAAACGACACGCTCGCGATCGATGGTTGACCCTGCTGTTCTGGCTCTGCCTGGGGCAGCTCACCGCATTCGCGGCGATGGACCCGGTGACCAATTTCGCCGTGAGCACCCTGGCGAGCGGTATCGACGCCAGCACGACGACGCTTAACCTCGCGGCCGGGACCGGCGCGAAATATCCCGCCACCGCCAGCGGTACCTATCCGCTCACCATTTCGGACTGCACCGACTATGCGAGTGCGGCGCTGGATCCGAACGCCGAAATTGTGACGGCCGTCACACGAAGCGGCGACACCTTCACGGTCACGCGCGGACAAGAGGGCACCTCAGCCGTGGCGCACAATACCGCCGGCAAGAGCTACTGCGTCGAGCTGTTCATGACGGCGGGCATGTATCAGCGCATCAAGGATTTCATCATCGCGAGCGCGGCCAGCGTGCCCGGTGTCTACGATTGCGCGAGTCAGGGCTCCTGTTCGGCGACGGTGACGTTTATCGGCTCGGCGAAAGCGACGCTGCAGGTCTCAGACACACAGAACATTGCGAGCAATCTCACCATCGGCAGCAATATCACCGTGCGCCGGATTGGCGCGGGGAAATTCCAGATCCCTGACGGCGTCACCCTCACGATCAGTTCGCCCGAGCATGTCGTCGCCGACAGCCGTACGCAGCTGGTCGAGTTCACTGGATCCGGATCTGGACTCCTCGCGTTTGTTGGCCCCGGCCTGGTCCCGATTCCCTGGTGCGGGGCGATTGCAGGCGACGGCAACGACGATAGCGCGGCTGCGCAGAAGTGCCAGCAAGCCCTAGAGTCTGCGCAGAACAGCATCATCGAGATCCCACCAGGCTCCTACACGTGGAATAGCGAACTCAGTATTGGCGCCACCGGGATGATGGTCCGGATGGTGGGGGCGACGCTCGATCTGACCGGCATGACGGGGGCCGGGCATGCGAACATCCACGGATCAGGGAACGTGCTCGCGGCCATCCGGCTCACCGGCAATCGATCGCGAGTCGTCGGTGGGCGCATCACAGGGCCCGTCGTCGTCCAGACCACCATCCGCACGGCCGGCGTGCTGCTCGATGGCGCCACCAATGCGCGGGTCAGCTCCGTGCTCATCGACGGCGTCTACGCCGGCGTGTGGGCCGGGGGGGGTGCGACCGATCTCCTTGTGGCGAATGTGGATGTCTCGGGCTGTGGCTACGGCATCTATCTCGGGTTTGTCGGCGGCACCGTGAGCAATCCGCAGGCATCACGTGTCACGCTCCAGAACGTGCGCGGCCACGGCAGCACCATCGGCGATGGCGTGATTTTCGACAGTCACACGCGCGACATCCAGGTGTTGGGGGGCTATTTCTACGGGAACGCCACCAATGGAATCTATGGCGAGTTTTCCGGCGAGCGCGTGCAGATCATCGGCGCGAACATCTACAGCAACAGCGGGCGCGGCCTGCGGCTCAAATACGGGAACAACACCGGAGACACCGCCGGCAAATGGGGCTACTCCCGGCGCGCGATCATTGCCGACAACATTCTCAAAGACAACACGCTCGACAACCTGGCGATCCAGCTCGACGATTATTCGGCCTTCAGCGCGATCGGCGGTGTCGAAGAAATCACCATCGCGCACAACTACTCGGAGGGCTCCGGTGATCACGGCTATGTGATCAACTGCGTGCGCTGCGTGATCCAGGGGAACCAGGCTCACCGCAATCAAAAATATGGGTTTGTGTTCCGCTCGCTGCAGGACGCCACGATCCAGGGGAACCAGTCCTGGGACAACGGTACGACGGGGGCCAACGGGCGCGGGTATCAATTCACGACGGCCCTCACCACCGGCAGCACGCCTCCCGATTCTCAGCGCGTGAGCTTTCTCGGCAACCTGGGCGGCGATACGCGGTCTGGCGGATCGCGCACGATGAATTTTGTGTTTAGTCTGACCAACTTGGCGAACAGCACGGTCAGCGGCAACATCGGCACCAATGCCAACACCGCCGACTGGGTCAGCACGAATGGTCTCACCAATGTGGGGTTCTGGGAAAACCGTGGGACCGTCTCGGGGTCGGATGTCATCGGCTCACCGGTGGCTAAGCACCTCAGCGCGACCGCGACCTATGACCCGCCCAGCGTGTCGAGCGGGTCACAAACCAGCACCACGATCACCGTCACCGGCGCCGCCGTCGGGGATACGGCCAACTGTGGCCACAGCACCATCACCGCCGACCTCTGGCAGATCTCCTGCTATGTGAGCGCGACCGATACAGTGCGTGTCGTCCTCAAGAATCACTCCGGGGGCGCGATCGATGCCGCGAGCGGCACCCTGCGCGCCGATGTGTGGAAGCACTGATGCCGATTCTCCTGTTCCTCGTCATGCTCTGGTCGGGCGTCATCTGTGCGCCGGCCCAGGCGGCCGTCGCGCGGAACAGCGCGACGTATACCGGCTGCGCCACGAATCCCTGCACCGTCGCCCACACCGTCGCCGGCGAGAATCCGTTTCTCGCGGTCTGCGTGACCTGGTGGCATTACCTCAGTACACCCGCCATCACCGCCGCGAGCTGGAACGGGCTGCCGCTCACATTGATCGCCACGGCCAACAATCCCGCCTGCGGCGACACATGTGCTGCGGCGCTGTATGGCCTGGCCAATCCTCCAGCCGCGACAGCCGATACCGCCATCACGTTTGCATTCGCGCCGAACGGCTATGTGGTGGGCACCGTCTCGTTCACGGGCGTGGCGGCGGTGCCGCTCGGCACTCCGGTCTCCTCGACGGGGAGCGGCTCGTCCGCGAGTGTGACGGCCTCAAGCACCAGCGGCGAACTCGTGATGGATTGTCTCAGCTCGCTGGCGGTGGGGGCGGTGCCGGCCACAGCGAGCGGGCAGACGGTGAACTGGAGCGCGTTCGACACCGGTGGGTCCACACATGGGGCCAGTAGCTATGTCGCCGGGACGCCATCGACCGTCTCCGCGTGGACGCTGAGCGGGACGCCCCAATGGGCGATGGTGGCCGTGCCGATCAAGAGCGCCGGCGGGGGCGGTGGTGGCGGCAGTACGCCTGGCACCCAGCGTGTGATCAGCTGGACCGATAACAGTGATAATGAAGCGTGCTTTCATCTGCAGTGGCAGACCGATCAAAGCCTGCCGAACTGGGTCGACTTGAACGCCTGCCTTCCCGCGAACACCGTCTCCTATGCCAACAATATCGGCACGCAGACCGGGGACTGTTATCGCGTCGAGGCCACCAATGCCGGCGGGACCAACGGCTTCACCGACCCGGTGTGTGCGGCGGCGCCCCCACCGCCACCGCCACCGCCCCTTCCGCCACCGGGGACGTCCGTGTCCAGTCCGTTCACGTTTGATCTAGAGGAGGACCTGTTATGAAATTCTCAACCATGCTCGCGTGCGGCGTGCTGTTGACTGCCGCGCCAGCCCTGGCCGCACCGAATTGCCCGAATAGGCCAGCCGGCGCGACGACCCTGCTGGATTGTGCGTTTAACACGCCGAATTGCGCAGGGGAACTTGGTGGCCCACTCTGGGAACTGTATCCCGGCGCCGCGGCAATTACGCAGCCGGGAGGAAACCCGGCCAGCCCTCCCAACGCAGACACCTCCATTCTTCCTGCTGGCGCATCAGTCGGTGGCCAACAAACAATTTGGCCGTTTCCTGGGAATCAGCAACCGCTCACCAATTTCTATCTGTGCCTGCCGTTCAAAATGTCAGCGGGGTTTGTAGGGCAGCGAACAGCCAATAAGCTGATCTTTATGGCTTCCCAGGACTGGACATATGGTCGACAGGGAGGCAATGGGTTTTTTGGCCTCGGCCAAGGCGGCGGGATCTATCCTCCATCGTCCTTCTTTCTCTACTTCGGGCATAATTCGGGCAATCTCAACAATTCCCACGCCTGCGCATTTGATCTCGGGTTGCAATGCAACCCTAACGTCACAACAACGCAGCTCGTCCCAGATACCTGGTATACCTTCGAGGCCTATATCATTTCGTCGTCAAGCACGACGTCCAAGAACGGCACCGTGAAATGGTGGGTGGACAACATCCTGCAGGGAAGCTATGCGAACCTCAATTACATCGACGGGATCGTGAATCAATTCCAGCTGAATCACACCTGGGATGGTGGGGCAGCTGTGCAATGTGGCCCACCGACCAACCCGGCGAATCCTGGCGGCCGAGATTGTCGCATCGATCAGAAATATCACTTCGATCATATCGTGCTCGCCTCGGTCGGCGGGATCTCTCCAGGCACGGGCGGCGGCGGTAGCACTGCCCCTCCTCCACCTCCTCCGCTCGCACCGAATAAACCCACGAATCTGAGGGTGCAATAATGCACAGGATCGGGCGCTCCCCTCTCATCGCCTCGGCCTTGCTGAGTCTGGTGGGCATAGTGGCCTATGGCGTTGCGGTGTCGATCAGCGCCGTCACGAATGGTTCATTTGTGGCGACGTGGTCGCCGTCGACCGATTCATCCGAAGAGTACGAATTCCGCTGGCGGCATTTTGCCTCCGCGCAATGGATCGCGCTTCCGATCGTGCCGGGCACACTCGGCGTCCTGGAGGTGAAGTTCCCTGCGTTGCCGAGCACGCCGACGACCGATCGCTGGCTATGTCTCGATGCGCGGATGGTGAAACCGGCCGTCGGGCCGTGGCTCTCGGATGCTAAGGAGGGCCCGGCCTGCAATGTGGTCGAGGTCGGCGTGATTCCGCTGCCCACGCCACCGGCCCCGGTGCCACCCGCGCCACTGCCAACCCCACCCGCGCCCGTTCCACCGGCACCGGAACTCTTCATGGGGCTGACGAACAGCAACGGGCTGCTGACATTCACGTATAGGCCGGCGGATTGCCCGCGTGGCGTCCAACAGAGCACCGGGGCGCTGATCAACGGCGCCAGAACCCTGACTTTGCGGTGCAGGAGGTAACGCGGTGCCGACCACAGTGATCTGCCTCACGGTAGAGGAATACCAGGGCATCATGGATCGCCTCAGAGCGCTAGAGGCCTTACAGGCCACGCGTATGACGGACCTGGGCCCGGTGATTCAGCGCATGCAGGGGATTGAGTCTACCTTGTCCGCAATGGTGGCGACGGTGGCCAGGTTGCCGAAGTCACCTGCATCCGGAGGCGTGAAGGTTCCGTAGGACGGATTCAACGGGCTGTGAAGGCCCGCTGAAAGGCGTAACAACGACCGTTCAAAACGCGCACAATGGGGTGCAGTCCGGCAGCGCAAGCCGCCGGTTTAAGAATGGTCGGCCGAGCGTGAAGGTTGTTCACGCAGGATGCGTCGGCTCTTTGACATAGCCCACAATGGAGTGGGATCCGAGCCAGAAGAGGGCCAGAAGCGCATTGCGGCTTCCGCCCTCAAGGTGCGTCTACAGCATTTTCGATAGGTTCTATCCAAGTCTCATTCTCAAACTACTTGACGCGTTTTCTCAAACTACTTGACGCGCTATATTCCTGACGTTCCACTCGCTTCAACACCATTACCAAACCATCTTGACATCCCCCTGCTGATCGGGATATTAATAATCGTTCTCAATTTAACGAACACGACTTCGTCTATGACACCAACCAGCAATGCAACCGACTCCATGTGCCACGACAGCGAAACCCGCTGCGAATGCGG